GGCGAAACAGCACCTAAAGCTAAACAAGGTGATGACGGAGTTAACAAGAAATCTGTAGTTGAATCTAAGAAATCTGTTAAGAAGCCAGTAGCACAACAAGCTACAAAAAGAATCGTTAAGAAGTAAGGTAACCTGAGATAATGGCTTTGTATCTTAAGGAAAATTTAACATTTGACCGTGCAAGCATGGTTGTGGAAAGTGTTAAAGAAGACGGCGATAAGAAGTCCCTTTACATGAAAGGGATTTTCATTCAGGGTGGGGTAAGAAATGCCAATGAACGCATTTACCCCGTATCTGAAATTGAATCAGCTGTACAAACTCTAAATGAACAGATTACAGAAGGCAACTCAGTATTAGGTGAAGTAGATCACCCTGATGATTTAAAAATAAACTTAGACCGTGTATCACATATGATTACATCAATGTGGATGGATGGTGCTAACGGTTTCGGCAAATTAAAAATATTACCAACTCCAATGGGACAACTTGTATCAACAATGTTAGAAAGTGGAGTGAAGTTAGGAGTCTCAAGCAGAGGCAGCGGCAACGTTGACGATGCAACAGGAAAGGTTAGTGACTTTGAAATAGTCACTGTGGATATTGTCGCACAGCCAAGTGCTCCGAATGCATACCCTAAAGCAATCTATGAAGGTCTTATGAATATGAGACATGGTCATAGAGTTTTGGATATAGCAAAAGATGCACAAAACGACAAAAAAGTACAGAAGTTCTTAAAAGAAGAGGTAACTCGCCTTATTAAGAACCTCAAGATATAAAGGGGAAACAGCATGTTTGATGCTATCAAACCATTACTTGAAACAGGTATCATCAATGAAGAAACCAGCCAAGCTATAAACGAGGCATGGGAATCTAAATTGAATGAAGCTAAAGAGCAAGTACGTGCAGAGTTAAGAGAAGAATTTGCACAACGTTATGAACACGATAAAAGTATAATGGTAGAAGCCCTAGATAAGATGGTTACAGATGGCCTTCAATCTGAAATTGTAGAATTTCAGGAAGAGAAAAAGGCTATGAACGAAGACCGTGTTAAAGCGCAACAAAAATTACGTGAAAACGCAAGTAAATTTAATGACTTTATGGTAACAAAATTATCAGAAGAAATTAAACAATTACGTAATGAGCGCAAACTACAACTTGAAAGTCAACAAAAGTTAGAGCAATTCATTGTTCATGCTTTATCAAGAGAAATTAAAGAATTCTCTGCTGACAAACAAGCAGTAGTTGAAGCAAAGGTTAAGTTAGTAGCTGAAGGTCGTAAACAGTTAGAAACATTGAAAGCAAAATTTGTTGCTGAAAGTGGAAAACGTGTTAACGAATCTGTTGCTAGACATCTAAAAGGTGAACTAAGCCAATTGAAAGAAGATATTAAGACTGCACGTGAAAACGATTTTGGTCGCCGTATCTTTGAAAGTTTCGCTAGTGAATTTAGTTCTACTCATTTAAATGAGAAGGCTGATACACGTAAGTTAATGCAAGCATTAACTGAAAAGGAACAACAATTAGCTGAATCTACAGTAAGAATCGCTGAAGCTAAGAAATTAGTGGAAAGCAAAGAACGTGAAGTTCGTATTATTAAAGAATCTAATAGTCGTCAAAAAACTATGGATGAATTGTTATCTACTCTAAATGAGGAGAAAGCAAGCGTAATGCGTGACTTACTAGAAAGCGTCCAAACAACTCGCCTACAGGCCGCTTTTGATAAGTATCTACCAGCAGTATTGAGTAACATCAATGAAAGAAAAGAAACTAAAAAGTCTGTTCTATCAGAAAGTGTTAGTACAGTTACTGGGGATAAATCTGCCACAAAACAAGTTGAAGCCGATGACCGTAATAACGTCATTGACATAAGACGTTTGGCAGGGCTCTAAAAATAAAGACATAATTAGGAGAAATATACATGTCACAAGTTCTATTAGAAAGCCGTTGGGACGAGACCAAAGAAGCCCTACTTGAAGGTCTTAAAGGTACTCGCCGCTCAACAATGCAAGTTATTCTTGAGAATACTCGCAAATCACTACTAGCTGAATCTTCAGCTGGTACAACTACTGCAGGTAACATCGCTACATTAAACCGTGTGATTCTACCAGTTATCCGTCGTGTAATGCCAACAGTTATCGCTAACGAGTTGGTAGGTGTACAACCAATGACAGGTCCAGTTGGCCAAATTCATACACTACGTGTACGTTATGCTAACAACCTAACAGATAACAGCTATGCACAAACTTCAGTAACAGCTGGTGAAGAAGCATTGAGTCCATTCAAAATTGCTCAAGCATATTCAACAACTACTAAAGGTGCTGGTTCTGCAAGCAATTATACTGCTAACGATACAGCTAGATTAGAAGGCGATGGTGGAAATCAAATTTCTGTTCAAATTCTACGTCAAGCAGTTGAAGCTAAGTCACGTAAGTTGCAAGCACGTTGGACATTTGAGGCAGCACAAGATGCTCAGTCTCAACATGGTATTGACGTAGAAGCAGAAATCATGGCAGCTTTAGCACAAGAAATTACTGCTGAAATCGACCAAGAAATTCTATTGTCACTAAGCACATTAGCTACAACAGAATATACATACAACCAAGCTACAGTATCAGGTACTGCTACATTCGTTGGTGACGAACATGCTGCTTTAGCAGTTCTAATCAATCGTGTTGCTAACTTGATTGCACAACGTACACGTCGTGGTGCCGGTAATTGGGCAGTTGTAAGTCCTGCTGCATTGACAGTATTACAAAGTGCTACAACATCAGCATTTGCACGTACTACAGAAGGTACATTTGAAGCACCAACAAATACAAAGTTTGTAGGTACATTGAACGGTGCAATGCGTGTGTTTGTTAACACATATGCTCCAGACACTCAACCAGTATTAGTTGGTTACAAAGGTACAAGCGAAACAGATGCTGCTGCATTCTATTGCCCATATATTCCTTTGATGAGTTCTGGTGTTGTACTAGATCCAACAACATTCGAACCAGTAGTGTCATTTATGACACGTTATGGTTACATCGAACTAACTAACACAGCATCATCATTTGGTAATGCTGCTGATTACTTAGGTGAGATCGCTGTACAAAACTTAACATTCTATTAATATAGAATATCCTGTTCGGTAAATGGGAAGGAAAAGGACTCTTGCGAGTCCTTTTTTGTTACCGGCAACAATTATTAACAATGATAAATACATGATAGGATAATATTCAAGACAACCATGGCAACACCTAATCCATTCAATTCAGCAGGCGGTTATACAATAGGTATTCCACCTATACCATTAGCAGATGGTAATGGAAACGTATATGGTAATACTGCAACATTTCAACATTTAGTAATTAATAGTAGTGCAAACATAGCAGGTACATTAACTGCAAATACTTTTGTTGGTACTTTTTCAGGTAATATAAGTGGTGGATTAACAGTACCAGGAACTACTAATGATGTTATATTCAATAGTAATGGTAATGCATTTGCAAGTGCAAATTTTACATTTGATGCAACAAGTAATACATTAGCAGCTACAAATATACAAAGTAGTTCTATTACAGTTGGTCAAGGGTTAAATCAATTTTCAACAACTACTTCATTTAATGCTACTACAACTTCATCAACTGCTAATCAAATTTTAGCAACTACTACAGGTAGTAACATTTCAGGTATAGATTATACAATCATTGCTACAGATAGTTTATCACAGTATAGACAATCAAGTAAATTAATGGCTGTAGTGTTGAGCGGTGACGTAGAATATTATGAATTTGGTACTATTGATATCCCATCAAATAGTCCCGGAGTCGCAGATTTTACAGTTGTTTATAGTGGCGGAAATGTTAATTTATTAGTAACACCTTTGTTTAACAATGTTACTTATAAAGTAATGACTACTGTTTATTCAGATTAAGGAAATTAAAAAATGGCAATAAGAACGTTTAACTCAGTAGCAGGATTTTCAGTAGGTGAATCACCTTCTGTAGTTATTACATCTACTGGTAATGTAACATCTAACAATGTGTTAACAGATCATTTGTTACACTCAAATGGAGCTCCTTGGGCGTTTAGTACAGCGGCCGGTGCAAATAACTATATCCAATATGGTGAGGCTAATACATTAGCAGCAAGTGCAAATCTAACTTATGATGATAGTGTTCAAGTATTGACTGTTGCAGGTAATGCAAATATTCAAATGGATTTAATTGTTCCAAATATTACAACACCATCAGGTAATCTTAACATTGCACCAGCAAGCGGTGGTGTAGTTAACATTGCAAATACTGCAGGTGGTGCAACAGGTATTGCTTTAGGTGACCCAACATTAGGTAACTTAGTAAGTAATGCAGTAGCATTAAGCAATTCAACAAGTGTAACAAATAGTATTGCAGAACTTAATGCAATATTAGGTAAACTAGTTCCACCGAGTCCATCAAACTTCCCAGCAAGTCAAAATTTCTCAGTCCAATCTTTATCTTCATATAGAATGGCTAACTTTACACAAACTGATAATACTGCAACACAAGGTCATTCAGTTGCAGGTGGTAATACAGTTTCAACAGTTTTAAGAACAAGCGTTTATAGTACAAATACTATTGCAAATGCAGGTCCAGGTAATAGTGGTACAGTGCAACTTAATTTAAATGGAGTTGCTGCTGGTAATGTAACATTAACAAATTCATTAAATGGTAATGGTACACATGGTAATTTAGTAATTACTAACAACGTTGATTATCATACAGTAAATGCAAATATACAAGTTGGATTTTGGAGTGTATTCTCAGCTAGTGCTACTGGTTCAGTAACACAAGGATGGAATGAAGCATATATTTCTGATAGTGCTGCAGGTAACACAAATACTGTGTTATGGTATTATGATGGTAGCAATCCTGGAACACCAAGTTTTAGTACGACATCAATAACTCCACCTAATAGTCCTTCTTATACATATTCAAGTACAGTACCTCATTATAATTCAAGTAATCAGTTTACTATTTCATTTAATGTAAACAAATTAAGTGGTGATATGTATCCATTAAGTGATACATTTGTAACAGGTACTGCAGGTGGTGCATTTCAAACTCCATCAAGTGTGACATATAGTGCAGCTGGTGTAACAACACCTTTAGCAAGAAATTTATATGTATCTAGTGGTTCACAAGCAGTATCAACAACTGCAAATATAGCAACAGGTTTTGGTTCTAGCGCATCTGGTCCATCAGTATCAGTTACAAACAGTTATAATTCAGCAAGCCAAACTTTTAATCCTAGTGCTACTGTGTTATATAAAACAGGAACAAGTAATGCATTAGAAGAAACTTCAATAACAATTGGAAGTACAATTGGTTCTGGATCAGGTAATGGTTATAGAATTTTAAATCCAGGTAGTACAGATACCCCTGCATATACAGGAAGTGAAACAGCCTTCAATAGTCAAACTAGTACACTACAAACATATGATGCAACAATCGTGGGTGGTATATTAAAGAATGATGTCACAAATTATTCAACATACTTACCAGTTGGTCCTGATCTAAGCGGTCAAGGTAGCACACAATATTTTACATTTAAATTTATCAGAGCAAGTACAAGTAAATTTGATATTCAATGGACTGGTACACTAGCTGGTTTATGGGTAGCATTACCAGGTAGTGCAATTGATACAAGTTCAACATTAAATGGTTGGTTGACTCTAGGTACTGCATATGCTGGTGCTGGTCAGCCAGGAGCTGGTTCTGGTGGAAATGGTAGTAATGGTGCTGCATTAGGTGGCACAGCACCATTAAATTCTGCACAAACAAATAAGAGAATAACTGCTACATTTGGTACAGTAAGTAGTTCAAGTACTTCAAATAACGAGATTTATGTAAGAATCAAGTTGACAACTGGACAATCAATTACTGCTCTATCTCTACAAACAGCAAGCAATTAAAGGCAATAAATTATGACTGTATCAATTAATCAACAAGTAGACTTATTATATAAACAGGCATTCGGTGTAACCAAGACTGATGATCCTACTAATAAAAGTCCTAGTAACGAATCAATACCAAGTCCATTATTGATTCGTGGAGATACAATTTGGAATCAATCAGGAAGTATTCCAGGAACCGCAGGTGCAGTATCAGGTATTGTACAAGTTACAGGTGCAATTGAATGTACTGCTGATAATACAACAGTGCCAATTGGTGGTGTATATCCAACATGGAAGACAGGTTTAACAAATTGGATTCCTACTCAATTTGGTGCAAGTTATAACGTTAACGTTTATATTGATAATCCTGGCGCAGGTAATCCAGCAAGTACAGGAACACAAATTTTTGCTGCAGGTTCTGGTTCAACAGGTGAATACTATTTCAACTATGTATCTGGTGTATTAAACTTTATCGGTGATACTATACCAGCAGCACTAACTAGTGGTAAGAAAATTTATGTTTCAGGTTATAGATACATCGGTAGTATTGGTTCTAGTTCATTACCATCTAACGTAAGTATTGGTAACATTAATCTTACTGGTAGCAATATTACAACATCAACTACTAATAGCAATCTTAATATTAGCGGTAATGGTACAGGTGCTGTTGTAGTCGGTGGTACAGGTAATATCTACGCTAACAACTTTATTGCTAGTGCAGGTGTATATACAGATAATTTATATTATACCAATGGCAATGTTTGGGACATGCTTACTGCTAGCGGAGCAGCAAACTATATTCAATTTAGTAATGGTACTGATTTAACAAGTAGCGCAAATTTTCAATTTGATAACGGTAACTCTAACCTAAATGTTATTGGTAATGTCAATATAGGACCAAGTAGTAACATTCAATTATTGGCAAATGGTACAATTGTTGCTAACAACTTCAGTGGTAACTTTAGCGGAAACATTAGTGCTAACTTATCAAATATTGGTGGCAACCTAGGCGTATTATTTAACAATGCAAATGCAGTAACAAGCAATACAACTTTTACATATAATCCAACAACTAATGCATTAAGTGTTGGTAACACAGTTACTAGTAATTATTTTATAGGTAAATTTGATAGCACATCAAGTTCACAACCTAATATCACATCATTAGGAAATCTAACAAGTTTAACTGTTGGTTCAAGCACACCTAACGTATCTATTGATGGTTCAGGAAATATCACTGCTGGTGGTAATATTTCTGCAAATAACATTACTTCAAATGGTAGTTTAAATGCAGTAGATGCAACGTTTACTGGAAACTTAACAGTAAGCGGTACAACTACTTTTGTAAACACAACTACTACAACTATTAAAGATCCATTATTAACATTAGGTGGCAATACTGATGGTGGTAATGCAACATCATATGATGGATATGATAGAGGTCTTGTACTAGATAATTATACAAATGGTGTAGGTGGACACGCTTTAAATCAAGCACTAATTTGGAAAACTGCAAACAGTGAATTTGAGTTTGGTTCAAACGTTTCAGTAGCTACAAATGTTGTTACTATCAATCAATATGCCAATGTAAAGGCACAAACATTTATTGGTAATGTATCTGCAACAGATGTATCTGCTACTACTCTTGATGGTAATCTTACAACTAGTGCCCAACCTAATATTACAAGTGTTGGTACACTAACAAGCGCAAATGTTTCAGGGCTTGCAAATGTATTAAGTCTTCAAGTTGGTGGATTGTCATATCCAAATACAGATGGTTCTGCTGGTCAATATTTATCTACTTATGGTAACGGAACACTATACTTTAATACAGTTGATACTGCATTAATTTCAAATGGGTCTAGTAATATTCAAGTTTACCAAGATGGTGTAATTACAATATCAACAGATGGTAATGCAAATATTGCAACTTTTGGTACAGACGGTAGTTTAACAATTGGTTCTGGTTCAGGTGGTAACATTGATGGTGTTGATTATTTAAATGCTAACATAGCTAATGTACTTTCAGTAACTATTGGTAATAGTACAATCACATCAATTACGGCTACAACAAATGCAATGACACAAACAATTTTAGCTAGTATAAGTGCTAGTTCAATAACCGGAATAGAATTTATAATTAAGGGAGAAACCACTGGAAAATATAGTGCAACAACAGTACTAGCAGTTACAGATGGTAGCGCAACTGTAGATTATACTATATTTGGTACTGTAAATTTAGGTGGTTCTACAGGATCACTAAGTATGATATATGATGGCCCAAATAGCAACGTGCAATTAGTGGTTACCCCCACATCTAGTAACGTTACAACTTGGACAACACAATACAGATTAATCTAAAATGGCACTACAAAACTTTAAAGTTCAACAAGGTCTGTCTTTAGAAGACGGCAATATTACAATAGTAGATAGTAATGCTAATGTATATGCAAATGCATTAATAGCAAACACTATTACCAGTAACACCAATGCAAATATAAATTTGTTTCCAAATGGTACGGGTGTTATTGATGCAGGAAACGTATTAATAAGTAACGTTGCAAGCCCACTAGTTACAAGTGATGCTGCAACTAAGGGCTATGTTGATGGTGTAGCACAAGGTTTAACTATTAAAGATTCTGTTCAGGCAGCAACTACAGGAATGAATATTTTGTTAGACGGTTCTGTTACTACATTAGACGGAGTATCATTACAAAGTGGTTATCGTGTTTTAGTCAAAGACCAATCTGATGAAACACAAAATGGTATTTATATAGTGCCATCTAGTGGTGCATGGACACGTGCAAATGACATGAATACTGCTACTCAAGTATATGGTGCATTTACATTTGTTGAAGGTGGAACTAAGAATGCAAGTACTGGTTGGGTAACAACTAATACTCCTGCAACTCCTGTAACACTAGGAACTTCATCTATATTGTTCACACAGTTTAGTGGAGCAGGTGCAACTGCAACTAATGTTTCTGCTGGTGTAGGTGATTTAAAAATAACAGGTGGTACTACAAATTATGTATTGGCTGCTAGTGATAATTTAGGTAACTTAACATATGCAAATCTTGCTAACTACTTCTCAGTAACAACAAATATATCTACTGTAGTTGCAGGTTCAACATTACAATTTGTTGCAAATTTTGCCAATCCAAGTTATCCAGGTGGTGTATACGTATTAGAACAGTTGGGTCCTGTAAGTTTAACTGTAACAGATGCATGGTCACAAAGCGGATCAAATATCGGTACAAGTAAAAATAGTTATGCAAACTATGTTGCAGGAACTGTAAACAGCGCCAATGTAACAATTACTATAACTTTAGCTAATGCTAATTTTAATATTCAAAGTAGTGATTCAATTGTAATTGGATCTACAACATTAACTGGAACACAAATTCTTGCAATAGATACTAATATCAATGGTAATTCTACTGCTACATTTACTATACCAAGTACAAGTCTAAATGCAAACGTTGAAGCAAATGCATTGAGCAATGTTTCTAATCCAGTAAGTGTAAGTCTGACTAACAATCGCGGAGCCACTGGTGCAGGTGTAAATACTGCATCAGGTACAACATTATTAGATGTAGCGCCCATACCATTCAATGTAACATCATTATCTGGCACTTACTCTACTAATCCAATAGCATTCTTTTCACCAAATCAATCTATGAGTTGGAGTGTAGCAACTACAACAGGTGCAACAAGTATAACTGCCGGTAACTTAAGTTATGCTAATACATCACATAGTATTAGTGGTTCATTAACAAGTAATGGATCAACATCAGGTTCAATATCAGTAAATAGTACATACACATATACATTAAGTACAAGTGACTATGCAGGTACTGGTGCTACTGGCGCTGGTGCTAGAACTATACCAAGCACAGTTACAGGAACAGTTAATCCAGTAAATCAATATTATCCTTTATTCTGGCAAGTCACAAGTTCTAATATAGCATCAACTGTTATAAATGCAACTGCATGGAGTTATGGATCAAATACTGCAAGTAGTGCACACTATGGAAGCAA